GTCGATCGTAAGTTCCTGTTTAGTGTCTAACGACAATTTCACAACTGCCTCATCCATGTCAACATTAGCCATAATACCTGCTGGTAAAGGCTTATATCGAACAATTTCAGAGACTACCGGAGGACGCGAATATCCAAAAATACGTGCTACATTTGCTATACCATCTAAAGCGTACTTAGACGCCATGGCATAAGGACCAATTGTAGGGACATTCGATAGTGCTCCAGCGGCTTTAGCGAGAATAGATGCAGGCTTAGAAATAATACCTTTGCCATACTCATCATTCCCAGAACTAGAGCCGCTTAATTTGCCACCACCTTTCTTCTTTCCAACCGGAGCCTTTCCAGACTCGGGTAGAATTTCAGAAATGGAGCGACAAAACTCATCAGTAACAGGGCGAAGATCCGGTTTTAACATCGGATACTCACGCTGTACTAATTTTGATAATTCATCGGCAGCAAGAGTAAACTCCATACGAGCGTTGAGATATTTATTCAACGAACGCTGGTACTTGCGCCGAGCTTCCTTAAAATGCTCTCTTCTACGATGCAATAGTATTGGCGTAAGTTCAACATCACCATCCTCCAAAATGGGTGCTAACCCACTTTCAGGAGAAATGGTACCAACACCATTAATCGTAGGAATTGTCAATTCAACATTCTTCATAGAAGCAAACACAACAATATTAACAGATCCAGCAGCGCTATTAGCATGCTGCAAATCAGCAATACTGGTAAACGAAAGAGTTCCTAGCTTATCATATTCACCATATGGTAAACTAACCCAATTCTTGGGATAAAAATATGGAACACACATATTGCCACCAGTAGAGGTAGTAGGATCTAAAAAGATATGCGGTCTTTGTGAGGCTTGATAAACATACAAGCCCTCACCAGGAAGGGCATCAAAAAGCCTAAATGTAGATAAAGGATTATAAGATACCAACATCCTGCCGTAATAAAAGGGATTACCATTAATCATAATCTTCAAGTCAAGATCGCCTCGAAGTAAATAGTAATTTTCTATCCTTCTATTAACGTTAAGATTATTCAAAAACAAGGACCAAGGATCGATCTCAGCAGAGAACCCGACTCCAGTAGACCAAGTCGCAGAATAAATCTTAACAGGACGAGATAGGAATGCTCCCAAATCACCATCCTCACGCTTACTCAACATATACGTGGGATCGCGATTGGATAAAATCTCA